ATAAAGAAGCTTTTGCAAATTCAGTCTATCCTATAACAGATGTTAAGGGAGCATCACATATTGTCACTGTCACTGAATTACGAAACATTCTTGTAACATACGGGATGATGTATCAGTCAATTTGGGCTGCGGCTAACACTACTATATAATCATATGGCTAGACCAGCGTCCAGACAAGAACTTGCCGAATATTGCTTACGCAATCTAGGTGCACCCGTTATTGAAATTAACATCGATGAAGATCAAATCGAAGATCGTATCGATGAGGCTATTCAATTTTATCAGGAGTATCACGCAGATGCGGTTGTTCGTACTTTCATTAAACATCAAATCACCGAAGAGACTCTTGAGGATAAAGTAATTGTTTTACCTGACGCTGTCCTTAGTGTAACACGTGTTCTTAACCTTAGTGCAGGTGGGGATGCAGCTGACATGTTTAATGTCAAATATCAGATGTTCCTCAATGACCTTTACGGTTTAAGAAACCCAAGTGCATTGGTTAACTATGAAATCACTAAGCAATATCTTAGCTTAATTGAGTTAACACTTACAGGTGCATCTCAGCAAGTTACATATACACGTCATAAGAATGAATTAACAATTCAAGACGACTGGCATAAGTATCTTAGTGTTGGTGAATACATTATCATTGAATGCTACATGACAGTTGATCCTGAGGATTATACTGAAGTGTATAATGACATGGCTCTGAAGCGCTACACAACTGCATTGTTTAAGCGTCAGTGGGGAGCTAACCTAATCAAGTTTGAAGGACTCCAACTTCCAGGTGGTGTTACTCTAAATGGTCGTCAGTTATATGATGACGCGATCAACGATATTGAAAAGATGGAAGAAGCATGGGATTCTAAATACTCATTACCGGTCGACTTTTTTGTAGGATAATATGGCACGTAACGTATACTTCAGTCACGGAACTCGTTCCGAAAAACACCTCCTCGAGGACATCCTTATTGAGGCAATGAAGATCTACGGGCATGACACATACTACATCCCGCGCAAGATTATTCAGATGGATTCCATCTTGAATGAAGATTTTCTTTCGCAGTTTGATAAAGCTTTTAAGATTGAAATGTACGTCGAAAGTATCGACGGATTTGAAGGAGATGGTAAGTTAGTGTCGAAGTTTGGTCTTGAAATCCGAGATCAAATTACGGTCGTTGTATCAAGACGACGTTGGAACGGTCTTATTGGTAAATTTGGATACACTGAAAATAGTGCGCGCCCTCGAGAAGGAGACCTTATATACTTCCCGATGACAGCTGGTCTATTCGAGATTAAATGGGTTGAAGATAAGCAACCATTCTTCCAGCTAAATAATACTCCCACATTTAAATTGACATGTGAACTTTATGAATACGGTAATCAAAACATTAACACCGGTGTACCAGAAGTTGACAGCGTTCAACAGGTTTCTTCGCAGGTTTGGCGAGCATATGTGGAATTTCTTAACAATGAAGTTCATACACTTGATGAATTTTGTACAATCACTCTTCCAAGCGGAATTACCGGTAGTGCTAAGTTTCTTAGCGTCGCGCAATATACTAACATGACCGCTGCTAGCTTTGGTTCTTTAGTATTTGACGACGGGCAATACCACAGCATTACAATTGGGACTACATTTACCGGTCAAGAATCTGGGTCCGTCTCAACCGTAACACAGTTGATTGATCTTAGCGACGGCGATGTTATGACATTCCCAAATGACTACGTTGCACAAAATAGTACTTTTGGAATACAGGGTAATAACTTCATTGACTTTAGCGAGGATAATGTGTTTGGAGAACCATTTGACTTTTAATTATGTTAGGCAACACATACTTCTATAATAAGAGCTTAAAAACAATTGTTGCTGTCTTTGGAACGTTGTTTAACAATATAAGCATTGCTAAGTTAATCAATGGGAAGATGCAGGGCATTTCGCGCGTACCGTTGTCATATGCGCCGCGGCAAAAGTTTCTAGCGCGTCTTTCTACATATGATGTAAATAATCCAATCGATGTAGCAGTTCGTTTACCACGTATGTCATTTGAAATCACTAGCATTCAATATGACACAAGCTCAAAACTAAATCGTCTTAACAGCACTTTATATCCAATTAGTGAGACAAACACAATTGAAAAAGCTAGGGTATATCAAAGCACTCCATACATACTTGGTATGCAGCTTAATATCTTAGCACGTCATCAGGACGATGCACTGCAATGCGTTGAGCAAATTTTGCCATACTTTAATCCTGAATACAATATAACTGTAAAAGATCTTGAAGGTCCAGGCTCGCGAACAGATATTCCAATCACGCTGCAAGGAGTAAGTTTTCAAGACGATTATGAAGGAGACTTTGAGTCTTCGCGTCGCACAATCATTTATACACTTGACTTTACAATTCGAGTGAAATTTACAGGTCCGATTGATCAACGTGCTAAGATCATTAAATGGGTTGAAGCTAAGATGCATGCTGATATGAATATTTCAGCAACGTCTAAACCCGATGAAATCATTCGTGTTGAAGCAACAAGTGAGCCAGACGCAGAAGGTAACTTCACAGTTTCCACAACATATGGATTCATTGAAGATCTTCCACCAATATCTGATACTCTATCAGGATTAGAATGGAGAGTTGAAAGAAATGTTGGAGGAGACATAAGTGTTGATAGCTTAAATGGACCTACATTAGAATTTGTCTCCGACATGGGAACTGATACAAGTGAATACACCGTAAGTACTCGCTTCTTTAATAACTCCGAAAATCAAGATCCAAATGGAGTATATGCACCTTCAGGGGAAGTTACTTTATACCTAAATTGGTTGTCAAATCCACAACATGGAACAAGTACACCTGGTTACCTATCAAGTGATTATGGCGACTACATTAAGGTTTATGCAAATGGAGAACTTATCTTATCTAGTGAAAATGGAGTTAGCACGAAATCCCCACAATCTCAAAGCGTAACAATTCCAGCAAATCAAGAAGTCATCCTTACATATCGTGTACTTAAAACCAAAGGATCTTCTCTAAACGCAACTGCGCAAATTTCATATTATGAGTAATAAGAAATCAAAAGATGAAATACTTGCATCTTTAACAGCAAACTTACCCGCGACGGTATCAGAGAACAACGAAACGGTCGCCCTAGTTGGTCCATCCAATGATGTTATAATTAAGGATACAGAAGACGATTATGAATTCGCACGCGCTCATATCAAGAAGCTGATACTCGCAAGTGATGATGCTATTGATCGTCTACATGAACTTGCTACTGACGCAGAACATCCACGCGCATTTGAAGTATTGACGGCAATGATCAAGAATACTGCTGATATGAATGCATCGTTACTTGACCTTGTAAAGAATCGAAAGAAAATTGTTCAAGAGCCAGCTGGCGGCGGTTCTCCATCATCTCCTAGTAACGTGACCACCAATAATTCTATCTTTGTTGGCACAACCGCAGATCTTCAGAAGTTCCTTAAGTCTCGAGAAGAGCCTATTGATATTTGATGCTCCCTTCGGGAACCTTCGGTCAGCCTTTTATGTAAGCTAGATGGTATCCTTATTTGGAACAGATCAATTGTAACAACTTTTTGAAAGCTTGTAAATAAAAAAATGCATTATGACCTTAGAAACTTCATATAATGGCAACCCATACGTCAAACGTGATGGCGTCGTTCAAAACTATACTGCACATGAACTGGATGAGTACATCAAGTGCCGCGATGACGTTGCTTACTTTTGTGAACACTACGTAAAGGTAATTAGTCTTGACAAAGGTCTTGTTCCATTTAAGTTGCGTGGATATCAGACGAAGATGGTGCAGCACTTCAATGATAACAAATTCAACATCGTTCTTGCATGTCGCCAAAGCGGCAAGAGTATTACAAGCGTTGCATGGTTGTTACACTACGTCATATTCAATTCTGAAAAGAAGATTGGTATGCTTGCTAACAAAGGAGCAACTGCTCGTGAAATGTTAGCACGTCTAACGCTGATGCTCGAAAACCTTCCGTTCTTTCTTCAGCCTGGTTGTAAGGTTCTTAACAAAGGTAGCATCAAGTTCTCAAATAACTCCGAAGTTATTGCGGCTGCAACAAGTGGTAGTTCTATTCGTGGTCTTTCGCTTAACGTTGTTTTCCTTGACGAGTTTGCGTTCGTTCACAAGGCAAATGAATTCTATACAAGTACATATCCTGTTATTACATCAGGTAAGGATAC